CTAATTTTATGTCTTTCTCCATTAACTATAATTTTTATAGTGATGAAACTGGCATTATGGTTAAAAGAAACAGCATCTTTTGTTGCCAAAACAAAAGAACTTGAGAGAATGCAGCACGGTCCTTATATTGTTTGGGATGAAGAAGAGGAAGAAGAGTGGAGTTAGAATATCTCTACACAAAAATAAGGATAAATAATCAATAACTTTGGAAGTTGTTATGCCTGCTGAATGGTACAAAGAGCAACCACAAAATAGGAATTTTTTAAATCCTATTGGATTTTTGTTAAAGCTAGATTTATTTGAAGGAACAGATTTTTTTTGTCAGTCAGCAAATCTTCCAGATATCTCTATGCCAACAATTGAATTTGCAACAAGATTTCGCAACTTACCCATGATCCCTGGAGGTGGTGTTACCTTTGGGGATTTTAATATAAGGTTTATTGTTGATGAAAATCTAAAAAATTATTATTCTATTCATGAGTGGATACGTCATAATGGCAGATCTGATGATGACCTAGATACTCCATTACGAGATAAGTATGGTAATAATGAACAGTATAGTAACGCACAACTACATATTGTTACTTCACAATACAATCCACATTTTATAGTATCGTTTGAAAACATATTCCCTATATCACTATCTGGATTAGAATTTAATGCTACAATAGAGGATGTAGAATATTTAACTGCTGAAGTTACATTTAAGCACCAGAAATTTTTTATTCTTGATAAGAACATGAAACCTCTATGAATTTTGAGACTCTTCGTAATAAATTTGACAAACTACGTGAAGAATGGGCAGAAGATAGTGCAGTAGATTTTCAGTTCAAGAACAAACAGTATACCACAGATCTTGGGCAACTTGCGTTAGAGATCCCTTTTCAACACAATAAATACTTAAACTACTACACAGATATTTCCCAGATTAAAACTTCTCTAGAGTTTGAAATTAAAAAACTTGTAAAAGAAAAACGTGAGTATTATTCAGGCGAAGCTGATGCTCGTGTTTATGCTGAAAAACCTTTTGGCGGAAGAATTCAAACTTCCGAAAAAATGAAAACTTACCTTGAAAGTGATGATGATATTATCAATCTAGAGGCAAAGATCAAATATCTGGATCAGATGCTGTACTGGTTAGATCAGGTTATGAAGCAAATTTCAAACAGAAGTCATCATATAAGACATGCTATAGATTGGGAAAAATTTATTAATGGACAATAATGACTCTCCTTTCTGTAAAAAAGAAAAACGAAGTATACGTTACTATTCAATCCACAGAGCCTCACGTTCATATGGAGCTCTCGGATTATTTTACATTTGAAGTTCCGGAAGCAAAGTTTCTGAAAAAAAACCCACGTTACAAATACTGGGATGGAACGATCCGTTTGTATTCACCTGGGACTGGAGAGTTATATGGTGGATTGATGAAGCACTTAGAGGTATGGGCAGCAGAGCGTCAATACACCATTCAATATGAAAAAAATGATTGGTATGGCGATGTTCAAGAAACTAACAACTTTGTTTCTCCTGCTGGTATCAAAACCTTTATGGACAAAATCATCAGAGATGGAATTACTCCAAGAGACTATCAATACAACGCTGTCTACGAAGCGATAAAAAATAACCGCAAGCTACTTCTTTCTCCTACGGGAAGCGGTAAATCTTTGATGATTTATTCCCTCGTCAGATACTATACTGCTACCGACAAGCAAACGCTCATCATCGTCCCTACTACGTCCCTCGTAGAACAGATGGTTAATGATTTTAAGGATTATGGATGGGATGCTGATAGTTACGTTCATAAGATCTACTTGGGTAAAGATAAGAATACGGATAAACCAATCATCATTTCTACTTGGCAATCGATTTATAAGTTTCCTAAAAGATACTTTGATGACTTTGATTGTGTAATTGGTGATGAGGCACACCTCTTCAAGTCTAAATCACTTACTGGCATTATGACAAAGCTTCATAATGCAAAGTATAGGTTTGGATTTACTGGAACTCTAGACGGTAGTAAAACACATAAATGGGTATTGGAGGGATTATTTGGTGATTGCGAATGTGTGACTAAAACTGATGATCTAATCAGATCAGGTTATCTATCTGATTTTAGAATTAAAATTTTACTTTGTAAGCATTCTCCGCAATATTTTGAAAGTTACCACGATGAAATTGAATACTTGATTAATAACCGTGGTAGAAATAATCTTATTAAAAATCTGGTAAAAGATTTAGATGGCAATACTCTATTACTTTTCAATTATGTTGAAAAGCACGGGGAACCACTTTTTGAATTGATAAATAGCGTTATTGATTCCTCACGAAAAATTTTTTTTGTTCATGGTGGGACCGACGTTGAAGACAGGGAAGAAGTCAGACAAATTACAGAAAATGAAAACAACGCTGTAATTATTGCCTCATATGGCACCTTCTCTACTGGTATCAATATCAAAAGATTACATAATATTATATTTGCCTCTCCAAGTAAATCACGCATTCGCAATCTTCAATCGATTGGCAGAGTGCTCAGGAAAGGTGAAGGAAAAGAGATTGCCACACTCTATGATATTGCTGATGATATTAACGGACAAAATTACACACTCAAACATCTAAACGAAAGAGTGAATATCTACAACGAAGAAAATTTTAAATATGAAGTTATAAAAGTAAACCTACGAGCAACTTAAATATGGAAGAAGAATTTTATGCTACTTTAAAATTAATTTCTGGAGAAGAAATTGTTTCTAAAATTTGTTATTTACCGGATGAAGATAAAATTTTATTAGATAAACCACTTCAAGTTGAACAAGCTAAACAAATGAAAGGTTATCTTGAAGTCACAGGTTTTAGATTTAAAGAATGGATGTCAGCAACATTTGAAGATATGTTTATTATCAATCGCGATCATGTCCTTACGATGTCCGAAATTGACGACACTATCCAAGAGTTTTATGAAAAAACAATCAGACGATTACATAGTGGAAGACAACTAACTGGTAAAAATAACAAACTCCCCAGAAGTTCTGGATATCTTGGATCAGTTCTTGAAGTCAAAAAAACCTTAGAAGATATATTTAATAAAAGCTAAAACCAACCCTGAACCCTTAACAGAGTTATTATATTGGATTTGTGAGGTTGTGTCAAGCCCCCCTTTACATTTGACGCTTGCTATGTTACACTTGATATAGATTATGTGAGATACCCGTGACACTTGCAGAAATGACAAGAAAAAAGCAAACAGAAAATTACGTCAACAATAAAGAATTTCTTGCTGCGATTGTCATGCTGCGAGATTATTTTGAACGTGGTAAAAAATTAGGACATGAAAATTACAGAGTAACAATAAAATATTTTAGAGATCATCAAAATCGTAAAATAGCATCTAAGTTTAGGAGATGCCATGAATATCTTGGGGCATGTTTTTCTAAAATTGCTATTCATCTTTCTTATAAACCAAATTTTGTCAACTACATGTTTAGGGATGATATGATTTGTGATGGTGTTGAAAATTGTATTCAATATATTCTAAATTTTGATCCAGAGAAATCCACTAATCCGTTTGCTTATTTCACACAGATTATTTACTACGCATTCCTTCGTCGTATTCAGAAGGAAAAGAAACAGCTTGAGATTAAAGGCAAGATTTTAGAGCGTTTAGGATATGACGAAGTTATGCACACAGACATATTTGATGGTACAATGTCTTATATGAACGCATCCTATTCTGATATGGGTACGATCAAAGAAACTATTGAAAATCGAATGAATCGATGAATGATTTTGAAATGGACCTTGTTACTATTCGTAAATTGCGTGAGGTTTACCCTAATAAAGTTAGATTAATTGTCAATATAAAAAGAACTAATTATGAAGATCGCACTGATTACAGATCAACACCTTGATGGGCGTAAAGGATCTTTAGCATTTTGGAACTTCTTTCAAATGTTTTACGATGAGGTATTCTTTCCTACACTTGAGAAAGAAAAAGTATCTACCATTATTGATCTTGGCGATACCTTTGACAATCGTAAATATATTGATTTCAATACGTTTAATCGTGTTAAGGAGAATTATTTTGAAAGACTACATGGTTATGAAGTACATATGATTCTTGGTAATCATTGTATTTATTACAAGAATACCAACCGTGTCAATTCACCTGAACTCTTACTTAACCAATATTCAAACATCCGCATTTATGCTTCACCAGAGCATATTAAACTAGGTAGCAAAAAGTTTTTAATGTTGCCGTGGATCAACACAGAGAATCGTGGTGATATATTGAATCTACTTGAAACAAGTGATGCTGATAATGTATGCGGTCATCTTGAGATTAACGGATTTGAAATAACGTCTGGTATGAAGTTCGACCATGGTGGATTAGAAGCATCCATGTTTAAAAACTTCAAACGTGTTTGGTCGGGACATTTCCACCACCGCTCAAAAAAAGGGAACATCCAGTATCTTGGTAATCCGTATCAAATGTTTTGGAACGATTATAAGGATACCCGTGGATTTCATATTTACGATACTGAAACTGATAAACTTAAGTTTGTCGCTAACCCATTTGAAATCTTTGAAAAGATCTTCTACAACGACAAGAAAGAAGACTACAACAAAAAAGATGTGTCATGTTATAAAGACAAGTACATCAAGATCGTTGTTGAAGAAAAGTGGGACTATCAAATGTTTGAAACGTTGATTGATCGTCTTTACAACCTAGGCGTTCATGGCATTTCAATAGTTGAGAATTTAGTATCAGAAGATACCGTTGCTGATATTGATATCTCATCTAAAGATACACTTACTCTTCTTAACGAGTATATTGATGATGTAGAGATGTCCGTAGATAAAATTGATCTCAAGAACCTTGTGAGATCTCTATATATTGAGAGCTGTAACGTTGCCTGATATGTATATCGTCACGTTGGAAGATCACGCAGATGGCGTCTATTCTATTTTTGATGAAGAAGATGATAGAGTTATTCCTATCTTCCAAGAAGAAGATGATGCTTCCAGGTATTTGTTTATGTTACAAGAAGATCCAGATTATCCCCGTATGCAGGTTGTGGAGATTGACGACCATGCTATAATAGGAGCATGTCAAGAACGAGGACAAAAGTTCTCGATCATTACTTCTGATGATTTTTTGATTCCACCTGATGACCGAGAATGATTATTTTTAAAAAAATCCGTTGGAAAAACTTTCTTTCTACGGGAAATGTGTTTAGTAAAATTGACCTCACAATATCTAAAACAAATCTAATTGTTGGAACCAACGGAGCAGGTAAGAGCACCATTTTGGATGCGCTTACCTTTTCGCTGTTTGGAAAACCATTCCGTAAGATCAACAAACCGTTGCTTGTCAATAGCATCAACGAGAAAGATTGCTTGACCGAGATTGAGTTTTCAATCGGTAAGAATGATTATAAAGTCGTTCGTGGCATCAAGCCTAATAAGTTTGAGATCTATTGTAACGATCAGTTGTGGAACCAAGAGAGTACGATTGTAGATCAGCAAAAGAACTTTGAAACAAATGTTCTGAAAATGAACTACAAGTCTTTCACACAGATCGTGGTTCTGGGATCCAGTACATTTGTTCCTTTCATGCGTTTGCCTGTGGCACAACGTCGGGAGATTATCGAAGATATTTTGGACATTCAAGTATTTTCTACAATGAATATTCTTCTCAAAGATAAAGTAAGGGAGAATGTTGAAGAGTTAAAAGATGTTGGATATAAATTACGGATTATTGAAGAGAAGATTGATATTCAGAAGAAGTATATGTTGGAACTGGAGAAGAAAAACCAGGAAGCAATTGATAAGAAGGAAGCACAGATCGCTGGTTTATTAGAAGATGAAAACAATAATCATTACGAGATTGCGCGTTTGACTTCTGAAATTGAAAAA